GGCGCCGGATCGCGGACATTCTTTGCAATAATCGGTAGCGGCGCCTGCAATCCGGCTGTGCCAATACCGGCGGATGCTGTCGCGACAGAAGCGGCTGCCCGATCCCGCGGCGGTCGACCTCCAGCCAATCCATCACGACCCGGCCTACGCGGCGGCGCTGGCCGAGCTCGAGCAGCTCGAAGGCCGCCTGGCGCAGGTCGAAGAGCGGCGCAAGCGAGCGCGCGCCCGGGCGCGCGGGGCGCCTCCCGGCCGCAGCCCGCTCGAGCGGGCCAAACTTCTTGCCAGAGGCGGCACCATTCCGGCGGTCAATCCGGGCGAGGAGCTGGCGGCCGCCGATGAAGAGGAAAAGGTGTTACGCGCCGGTATTATCGAGGCGACGGCGCGGCTGAACGAGGTCGCGCGCGAGGTTTCCTATCGCGTCAGCCACAAATTCCACGAGCTCCATGCCGCGGCGCTGCTCGCGCAGCTGCGCGCGCTCGACGAATTGAACGAAGCCATGGAGGCCGCGCAGGCGGTGCGGGCCCGGCTGCGCGCTGCTGGCTATACCCCGTCGTCGTCGCTGCTCCCGGCGCTCGAATGCGAAGGGGCGGCATTGCTCGGGCATACGAGCGCGGTCGGCATGACCCCGGCCTGGCGCTTCCGCAAGACGCTCGAAACCATGGGCATCCTCTAAAATGATCGCGTCGCCGGAATTCAACTACTGCGCCGAGCGCGGCGCGCTCGAGGCCGCGCTCGAGACAGCGCTCGCCGAGCTGCCGGCATTGCGCCAAGCGGCGCAGGCGGCCGCCGAGACGGCGCATGACGCGCGCTGGCGGTTCCAACTCTTCCAACAGCGCTGCGCGGCCGCTACTCGGGGCGGCGCCGACCTGGCTTCGCCAGCGTTGCTTGATTGCCTCGAAGCCGAGCGGCGGGCGCGTGACAAGGCCAATGCCGCGGCCGAACGGGCCAGGCGCGAGGTCGCCAATTGCGAATGGCGGGTCGGCTCTTTGCGCGGCGATATCCAGCAGCTCACAGCGCTTGAAAAGCCGCCGCTGCTGGTCGCGCCGCGGCCGGAAATCGTCCGTCGGCCGAAATCCGATCTCGGCGAGTTCGATCCCATTGTCGTGCCGCTCGGCCGGACGCCGCCCGATGCGGCGTAAAAAAATTCAGTTGTCCCAGCGGTGGGACGAGTGGCGGCCCGCGCCGGCCTGCTGTCTCCAATCGGCGGCCGCGCGGGCCGTTTTTTTTATGAAGGCAAGAAATCTCAGCATGAACCAAGAGCAAATTCGCCGCGCCGTCGCGCGCGAGCTCGAGAAATTGGAGCCGCTGATCAAAGCGATCGGTTACGTCAAAACCGCCGGTCATATGGCCGACAATTTGCCCGACCGCGACAGCGACCAGGACGGCCATGACGCGCAAATCCGGGCGTTGCATTCGACAGTAAAAGGCGCGCGGGCGGCCGTCGAAGATCATCTCGGCAGCAATGTCGGGCGGGCCGCGCGATTGCGCGTAATACGCGGCGGCGGATCGGGAACGCCCGGCTCCGGCACCGATGACAACTTGCCTTACGAGCCGAGCGGCGGCGACGGCTTATCGCGCGCGAAGGCGGCGATCGACGATGCGGAGGACGAGGCCGACCGGCTCGTCGACCGGATCGCCGGCGGCGACGAGGCAGCCGTGCACGGGTCGGCAAACAATCTGCATTTCCACACGAAAACCGCCGACGGCGCGCTACAGGATTACCGCGACGCGCTCGCTAATCCGGAAAGCAAGGCGCGCCGCGAAAGCGCGCGCGCCCATGCCGCGGTCGTCATGGCCGGCTTTGGCCAGGCGCCGTACTGATGCCGGCGCCGTCGTCCAACGTCACAAATTGGCGCGGCGCCGCCGATCGGTTGCTGGCGGCGCGACAGGAATTGCGATCCGCACACCGTCTGCTGCGGGCGCTCTCGGCATTGGCGGCGATCGCGTCGATTGAAGGGATATCATTGTGGACGACGTCACCACTATTGCACTCCATAAGCCGGTCCGGCTCGGCGATCAGGAATTCACCGAAATCACATTGAGCGAGCCGACCGCCGGGCAGATCGAGACGGCGCTCAAAGAGGCCTCGCAGACGACCGCCAATATCGTACTGATCGCGCTGATCGCGAAAATCCCGCCGGCGGCGGTGCGTGCGATGTCATTGCGCGATTTCAATGCCGCGGTGGCGTACCTCTCGGGTTTTACAAAGGGCGAGGCGGAATAGACCTCGCCTGGCTCGACGCCTATCGCCATTGCCCGATCCGCTTGCCGGAAAACTGGCGCGACGTGCTCGAGGATCTCGCCTGGTATTGGGGCTGGACGCCGCAGACGATCATGCAGCTGACGCCGAGTGAGATTGCGCGCTGGACCGCGGCGGCGCGCCGGCTCGGGCCGCGCGTCGTCAAGGCGGTGCTCGTGCGGGCGAACTAACATGGCCGATACCAGCAATACTCTCGACAATGTCGAGGTCGCCGCGCCGGCGCCGCGCCCCGACCGCGGCCCGCCGGCGCCGCCCGAGTTTGACGAGCTCGTCATCCTCACCGTCGGCAAGCGGCTCGGCGGCTGGCAACGGGTGCGCCTGGTCGCCGGCGCCGAGCTCTACCCGCGCCATTTCGAGATCGAGACAACCGAGCGCTATCCCGGCGAGATAGCGCAGTCGGTCGTGACGCCGCGCGCGCCGTGCCAAGTCTTCCTGCGCAACGACAGATATCAGGACAAAATTCTCGACGGCTACATCGACCGCTACGTCGTCGAGATCGACAAGGGTGAGCACCGCACGCGGCTGATTGGCCGCGGCAAGGGTGAAGATTTTCTCGACAGCTCGGTCAACGCCTTTGAGACCGGCTGGGCGATCCAGGCGACGAGCCTCAGCCAAGTCGCAAAGCTGCTGGTGCAGGATTTCGACATCGACGTCCAATTGCCTGACGGCGACGTGGCGATCCCGGAGCCATTGCGCGTCTTTGCAATCCACCCCGGCTATCAGGGCTTTTTTATCCTCGAGGAGTTCTGCCGCGCCGTCGGACGGCTGCTCTACGAGGACGAAAACGGCGACCTCGTCATTGCCAAAGTATCGAGCGAGCGCGCCGGCAATGCGCTCGTCGAAGGCCAGAATGTCGAGCGCTGCTATGCGATGCAGGGCGCCGATCAGCGCTTCGCGACCTACATCGTCTTGGGGCAGAACCGCACCGAAACGGTCTATGCCAATGTATTGGCGCAGCAGCTCGACCCGCAGGCCACAATATTGGGCAAGCGGCTGCGCATCATCCCGAGCGAGACGCCCGACATCAATCTCGAATTTTCATTGCGCCGCGCGGTCTGGGAAGCCAATCGGCGGTTTGGCCGCGCGTTTGAGGCGCGCGTCACGGTGACCGGCTGGCGCGACGGCAAGGGGCAACTGTGGCGGCCCAATACGATCGTCTCGTGCCTGATGCCGAACGCGAAGATCAAGGAGGACCGGGCCATCACCGAGGTCGCCTATCTGCGCGGGCCCGAGGGCACGCAAACGATATTGACATTGATGCCGCCCAAGGCGCTCGACGTGCAGCCCTTTACGATAGCCGCGGCGACCTGAGGACAGCGCGATGGCAAATGCAGCGGGTTTTGCGGTCTCGGTAAAACTGGTCGACCTCGCCAGCGGACCACTCGCAAAACTCAACCAGTCGATCGCCAGTGTCGAGAAGACCGCGACGCGGTTTGGCCGCAATACCGGGTTGTTGCAGGCGCGCGACGCGCTCTCGAAGGCGCGCTCGGAAGCCACCGATTTCGGCGACAAATTGCGCGAAATCTTCCAGCCGCTCGGCGCCTTGACCGGCGCGGCGTCGGTCGCGGGTCTCGTCGAGCTCGGCCGCGGCTTTGCGTCCGCCGGCGCCGAGATCGGCCGTACCAGCGCGGCGATCGGCGTCAATACCGACGCGCTGCAGCGCTTGCGCGGCATGGCGCGCCTCGTCGGCGTCGACGCCGCGGCGGCGACGCAATCATTGGAAGGCATTGCGCAGACCAAATTCGAGGTCAGCCGCGGCATGAACACCGCGGCGCTCGTCTCGGCCAAGAAACACGGCATCGATCTCACAAAAGACGCCTTCACGATCATGCGGCAACTCTCCCGCGCGATCACGACCGACGCCGATCTGATCAACGACCCGGTCAAAGCGCGGGCATTGGAGAAATTGATCACCGGCACCGACAGCTATTTCGAAGTCTTGCGCCGCGGCCCGGCCGAATTCGACCGCCTCGACACCAAGGTTCGCGACCACGGCCAATTGACAAAGCAGCAGATCGAGGATGCGGGCCGGCTGACCGAAAGCTTTGGCGACCTCGAGCTCAGCGCGATCAGTCTCGGCCGCGCGATCGGCGCACATGTCGGTTCGTGGCTCGGGCCGGTCAACGAGAAGATGTCGAGCTGGCTCGACACGCTGCAGCAGACCCCCGGCGCATTGCGGTTGGTCGAGCTCGCCGCCGACGCGCTCGCCGCGGCGATCGGCCTCGGCCTTATCGCGAAACTGACCAGGCTCGTCGCGCTGTTGGCATCGCCCGGGCTGGCGTTGCTGTTCAACCCGGTAACTGGATTGCTGGCGGCGATCGCCGGCGGCTTTGCATTGAAGGGCGCGACGGAGAACGACAATCCGGACGAATGGAAAAAGGACATCCACAAAGACCTGTCGGGCGACGTCGGCAAGTTTCTCGACGAGTTCCTGAAAGACCTGCACGATTGGTGGTTCGGCCCCAGCGGGGCTGCGCCAGGCGCCGGCGGCAGCGGCGGCACCGCACATCCCGGCGGCGCCTCGCTCAATGACCTCTACAACAACTTTGCCAACATGCGGATGCCAAGCGGCATTGGCTGGCAGAAATTCGACAGCCCGGCCGCCGGCATTGCGGCGATCGAGAACCAGCTCAGGATCTATCGGGACAAATACGGCATCGGCACATTGCGCGGCATTGTGGGGCGTTGGTCGCCGCCCAATGAAAACGACACCGAGGCGCTGATCGCCGCGGCGGTGAAATCGACCGGCAAGGGCGCCGATCAGCCGCTCGATCTGGGCGACCCGGCAACGATGCGCGCTGTCGTAAAGGCGCTGATCGAGAACGAGCATGGCGGACGGATCCCGACGGCCGCGGCGAGCGCGCTCGCCGAGCCGATATCTGGCTCGGCGGTCCCGGCCGGCAAAGCCGCGGCGCCGCTCGGCGGCACGGCGGCGGGCGGCGAAGCACCGATAACGTCGCCGTTCGATCCGCGCTTGCCGCCCCTCGACTTGCCAAAGATGGCGCCGCCGCTGGCGATGGTCGCACCGCCGGTGCCGACCGCGGCGACGCCGGCGCCCGGCGCTACCGGCCAGCAGGGCTTTCTCGACCTCGATACGAAGCACGAATTTGTACTGCGGCTGGAAGGGGTGCCGCCCGGCAGCCGCGGCGAAATGCGCCAGGCGGCGGGCCCCGCCGTGGCGTCGGTCGCGACGTCCTACGCAATGCCGGTGGTATAAGATGGACGCGCTGATCCGCACCTGGCTGCGGGCGCACAATACGAGCTCGCTCGTCACCCTGCACCGCGTCGACGACACGCCGCCGGTGCAGCGCGCGCAATTTGAGGGCTATCAGAGCGAATTGCGCGACGGCATGCCGCGCCATCAGCATTTCGGCCTGTCGGCGGTGCCGCTGCCCGGCAGCAAAGGCGTCGCGCTCTATCAGAGCGGCCATCGCGGCGCCGCGACGATCATCTCGGCCGAGGATCCGCGCTACCGGCCGAACGGCCAGCAGCCGGGCTGCGTTACCGTCTACATTGTCGACGGCGCGCAACCGGACGGCAGCGGCGGCGCGACGCGGCCGCTATTGCAAGGCTTGCTCGGCTGGATCGCCAAGCTCTTCGGCAAGACGATCTATGTCGGCGACGGGAATACGCAGACCGTCACGATCACCGCGGCCAGTGCGGTCATCATCACCGACGGCAACGGCACGCCGCAGCCGGTCAAACTCGCCGACGGCAGCAATAGCCGCATCCTGATGGCGGTATAGGCGGCCTCACGCTAAGCTGACCGCAGCCCTCAACAGGCTGCACAGACCCATGCTGAAAATCCGTATCCGGCGGCTGCTGCCGAATGTCCAGGGCCGAGGCCTAAAGGGCAGCAGGGCGATCTGTGCGCTGTTGAACCGCCGGGCATCGGGGGCGCCTCTCAACGGAGCACAGCAGCATGACTACCGCAGCCGCACGGCAATTGCCGATCGAAGCCGATCCCGTTCCTGCGTTGATCGCCGAATACGAGCGCCTTGAGCGTATCATCGTGCCGCTCGAGGACAGAGCCGAGGAGCTTCGCCGCACTCTTCCGGTCTATTTGCGCGGACCGGCCCACGTACACGACAGCGCCACCACGTTTCTGACCGAACTCGAGATCGAGGCCTACGCCGACGAGTATGATTGTCCGCCGGAATGGATTGCCGCGCGCCGCGCCGATTTGGCCGCTTACAAAGCCGTTATCGCCGAAGCGGAAGAGGCCTGCGGCATCGCCGCGCTCGAGCGGGAGGCCGAAGAAATCGGGGAGGTGCGGTCGGAGATCTATGGGAAAATTCTCGACACGCCCGCCAGCAGCTTCGACGGGCTCGAAGCGCACCTCCGCTTTTTGATCGACGCCGATCCCGATGAGATCGCCATCATCCTGGCCGGGCTCGACCACCTCCGGCGCCGCTACGAACCCGCGCTTATCGGCTTCGGCCCGCGGTAGTTCCACCGGCAGGATCGGGATCGGATCAGGCAGTTTCGGGGGCGCACCTCGCGCCCGCGCGCGGGATGAAAGGGCACTAACAAGGCGGCTTACCGCAATAGTGCGGGGCGCACCTCGCGCCCGCGCGCGGGATGAAAGATTATCGACTCAACGAGATCCAGCGCCTGCTGTCGGCGCACCTCGCGCCCGCGCGCGGGATGAAAGCGAAAAATCTTTAGTTTCTAAACCTTTTTGCCGGCGCACCTCGCGCCCGCGCGCGGGATGAAAGAGATCCAGCGATGCCGTCTTTTTGGCGCCGGGCTGGCGCACCTCGCGCCCGCGCGCGGGATGAAAGACAGGGTCTGCCCAAAGCTACCCGGACGAGGACGGGCGCACCTCGCGCCCGCGCGCGGGATGAAAG